ATATATAATATACATAGATATAGTATATGGTGTTATATGAGATTGACTAAAAGTTTTAAATTAATAGTTGACAGAATAACAACTTGTATGTTAATACTATTAATAGAGATACAGATACAGGCCGAAAGCGAGAACGAACCGCTGGAGGACTGAACCGGTTAGCTACTGGACAACGAACCAGAGCCGACCGGCTTTTTTTATTTATAATGGTTTAATAGATTAACGTTATAAAGTGAGGTGATACAGTGAAAAATTCAAATACTATAACAACATCCCAAAATATAGAAGTATATGAAAACAAAATATGGTTATTGGTAGATGAATATATAAACACTGTATTATGCATACATCAAGAAGATTATGACAGTATAGAAAAGTATAAGAAAGATATAGCTAATAATCGTATTGATATGTTTTTTTATATTGCTGATCATATTGAAAAACCAAGTAATAATGATATAGAACTATTAGACAGTATATTTAATATATATATACGTGTATGTGGTAGATATAGTATATCGCCTACGTTACAAATGTTTGGAATATTAGTTGGAATTAATAACATGACGTTTAGCGATTGGGCGAACGGAGACTACAGAACCGCCTCAACGCATGGCATAACGGTGAAAAAATGGAAAGAAACATGTGGAGCCTTTGCGTTGGATAAGCTACACAACCAGGATGGCACGAATGCCAACTTGATATTTGCTTGTAAAGTAGCTTATGGCATGGCGGAAACGGCACCAATTCCAGCAGGACAGCAGCAGGGCATACCGCAACAGACAGCGCAACAGATCGCAGATAAATACAAAGACGTTCTAGAGCTTCCAGAGATGGAAAAGCCGGAGTTATAACAGAGTGGAATGTACACAAGATTGTTGAAATGTACGCAGAGCACGAACAAACAGACCGAAAAGCGGTGGACATGGCAACATTTAGTAAATATGCACATATATAACAGTTGAATTTGTGCATGATGTATAGAAAATCAAGGTAATCTATTGAACAAATCTGTGTTTGTCGTATAGATGGAGTATTAAAGGCTTTGATGCTTCCTTGATCACTGCCGAAGGCATCCGAAAAATCAGCGTTAAGACCGGGACAACGGGAACCCATGGGGCAAAGGGTTGCCCGGTCAGCGTCACCAGGAACAGACCCGGGAGGGGGTGTATATGGATGCCCCGAACGGCCTAATGAGTGCCCCGAGTAAATCTGATTTATTACTTTTGTCCTACATAATAAGGAGATGCAATATGCCAAAAGGAAGACCAACTAACAATCCCAAAGGTGAATCAATTCGAATTCGTATCACTGATGATATGAGAACAAAACTTGAAATGGAATCATTTCAAACAGGGCTGAGTATTTCACAAATCATTCGAAATTTAATAACTCAGAAGTTAAGTTAAAGGAGTGTCCGAAGATGAACAGCGTAGAAGAGTTAGTTTCATACGGAATTAGCAAAGAAAATATTTCTCAAATGATTGAATCTTATAAAAAGCGTATTGACACAGTAAATGGTGACTACAAAATTATTGATATTTCATACAATCCATATACTAAAGCCAGAGTAGTTAAACTTAAATGCGTTACATGCGGAAATGAAATTCAGAGAGGAATGATAAAAGGCAGAAATAAATGGAGTGAACTTATAAAGACATGTCCTAAATGTCGAAAGAAAAGACGAAATGCAGAGCTTGAAAAATCTCGAAAAATTAAAAAAGACCTACTTGAATCCGAAATGGGGAAACAGTATGGAGATTACACTGCTTCAAAAATAATAGAACAGAATCCTATTAAGATTCGTATGGTTTGTAGAGAATGCGGAGCATTTAAAGATGTTTCTTTTAGCATGATGCATGCAGGGAAGTGGAAAGATCAGAAGTGCCATAAACATTTTTCGAATATTAAATACGATGGAACTTATATCGGGAAACATTTTGGTTTCCTAACGGTGATAGGAATAAATGATCCTGGTGAAATTAAAAGGTTTAAATGCCAGTGTGATTGCGGGAATATTAAGAACGTGAGACCGATTGAATTAGTTTCAGGGATGGTAAAAAGTTGTGGATGTCGCCATAGTGATTCTAGCCGAACCCATGGTGGAAGTAATGATCGCCTGTATCATGTGTGGCAGGATATAAAGCGAAGATGCGAGTCCATTACTGCTTCTAACTATTACAATTATGGCGGACGTGGAATTAAATTATGCGATGAATGGCATGACTATTCGATATTCAAAGAATGGGCCTATAAACATGGATATGATGAAAATGCTCCGTTTGGAGAATGCACGATTGACAGAATAGACGTAAACGGAAATTATGAACCCAACAATTGCCGATGGATTACTAATGTTGAACAGCAGAAAAATAAAAGATCTCCTTCCGAATGGAAGAAACGAAAAAACAAGAAAAAGACGGCGATGATTTTGTTCGGAGGGGAAATGGTACCGAAATCTGATATTTGTAAGCAATACGGAATTTCTGTAGAAACATTTAATTATAGGCATAATCAAAAAGGCATGACTGTAGAAGAAGCATTGAATACTCCTAAAATGGCAAAAGGCCGTCCGAGAAAGGCGGTGTGACAATATGAGAAAAACCTATAGCAATCCCCAGGGCGAATCCATCCGTATCCGGTTGCCGTACCAATTGGAGCAAAGACTTATAGCTGAGAAGAATCGAACCGGCAAGAGCGTATCACAGATTACCCGTGAAGCCCTGGCAGAATATTTTCGGAGAAGGTAGACAAATGTCGATATTCAAAAATTTTTTAAAATATAAAAAAGGCTTTTCTGGAGAATTTGACGCGCATCCGCTTGAAAAACCTTTAATGCATGACAAGGTATATGAGTATCATCATAAGAAAGCTGTTCTGGAAGACGGAAGACTGTACGATACAGAAACGGCAAAAAGGATTTTTGCGGACGAATCAAGCTTGGAATATATCTCGTTTGGAGTAAGCACGCAAAGGGTTTATTTCTTAACTCCGAATAGGCATTGGTTCTCAGCTGAAGAGAGAATCGAAACTGAAAGTGGAATAACTGATGTTGGCGAATGCCGCATACAGGTTACTAAAACAATTTTTGTGTATAGCAATCTTCGAATGGAAAAAACACACAGGGTCAAAGATCTGATTGGCAAAAACGATTATGAATTGTACAAGAAATATTTTGGGGAGGTAGAGGAAGCATGAATAGTAACAAGAAAGTTTATTATGTGTACGTAGAAAACGGAAAAGCAGTTATTACAGAGGAAGCACCGGACTTCGATAAAGTTCACGATTACATGCTAATGAAAGCGGATGGAATCGAGCTTTTTATGGGAGTACATAAGAACCAGGACGATTTAATGCTTCCAGATAAACCGATTGACGTAGCAGTAAAACTTATCCGAGCAACTGTCACGGCAAAGGTACCGAAATGCGTAGTCCTGTCTCCGGTTCTGGAGACAGAAAGTATTGAAATCCCAAAATACGATGTTGTTCAGCTTCAGGAGATTGCAGAACATCTTCTAGCGTATTGCAATGCACAAGAAAGGGGATGTGTAGATGCCTGTTGTGAAAATTATAAATCCGAGTCCGTATGATTGGAGAGGGACGCAGTGTTTTATTGATGGGAATAAAGTCCCAAGAGTAAAGTCTGTTGATTTCCATGTTGCTGTTGACGAGGTTCCGACATTTGTATTCGAGATGGTGGCAGAGCCGGATATTGAAATGGAGTGTCTGGCACAAATTAGTTTCACTTCTCAATCAATTACTGATGCAGTTTCAGTTTTAAGGCATGAATTGTTACAACACGGGGAAATTTACCGTGGATTCAAAGCAAGCCTAAAATCGGCTTTAGAGCGTTATAATTACTGTGGATTACCATTTGAGCCGGAAGAAGAAATTGCAGATAAGATACTTAATTTTATGATTGGAGAGGAAAAATGAGATTACCATTAACCATTATCGCAGTGGCAATTAATATTCTGATATTTACTACATTAGCTGCATTTTTGATGAGCCGGAATTACAAAGGCAATCAATTTTCCACAGCATTCTTCTTGCTGATGGAAGCAGGAATGATACTTAATACAGTTTTAATCTGCACAGCGAGGTAAACTATATGCTTTTAGCATTTCCGATGCAGATTATCCTGTTTGTTATCGAAGAACGGGTTAATCATATAAGCAATGCGAAAGGATGTGCTTGTCCGGTAGTGGAGCGGTACGCAAGCAAACGATCGAGACATCCGATTTAGCAAATATGACTCTACAAAAAAAGAGAACAACTTAGTTATTTAAACGCTGATTCTCCACATAAGTTGTGTTGCAATTGTAGAGCACATAATAAAAGTATTATCACACATTCAATTCTTTCTCCTGCTTTTGTAATGGTGCGGAGTGGGAGAAAGATTCTAGGGCTATCGCCAAGTGGTAAGGCACAGCACTTTGACTGCTGTATTCGCGGGTTCGAATCCCACTAGCCCAGCTTGCCGGGCTGCGCATGTACCTGGCAATGGTTTATTTTACATAGACCCTCCGACGAAAACCCATCTAGCTCAACGGAGCTGATTAAAGGGGCTTCAAATGTCCCGGATGGGAATCATCGTAAAAACGATGTACTCTATTTATCCATGACCTTTGTTGCGGCTGGCAAAGAACCGCAACAGTAGAAGCAAATCAACTCAAAATCTGCAATCCGGGAGACTGCTTCTACTCAGGAAATTTAGTTCAGCGGTTAGAACGCCCGGCTCATAACCGGGAAGCCCTGAGTTCGAATCTCAGAATTTCCATTTCTTCCATATGCTACCCATCCGTTTTATGGGCAGAAAAAACTTTCGGATGAGCGTATGTGAATCAGAATGAGCAAAGGTATGTAACGGCATAGGCTTGTGCTTGATCTGATTTCCCGTCCGATAAATGTTTCTTAGTTTCAATAAGCCATCACAAGCGCGCATTGATGACAAGGGAGTTTTCAAGAAACATAAAGTCAAAGGCATAATAATATCCGAAACAACTCCGTGGAGCATACCACGGTTACCAAAAAGCCGTCAGGTTGGCAAAAAAACGATAGTCCAAGTTATGAAAAATTGCCTAGTGGAAAGCATAACACGAAAAAATCATTGCTAACCCGGAACAATCTCCGGGTTCTGGGGGAATAATACCATAAGGGGCAGAGGGCTGATTAACAGTACCATGGCGGTTCAACTCCGCATTCTCCCATTATCTCATCTGAATATGAGATATGAGGATGCTGTCCGAGATGTAAGAAACAGTCGGCTTGTGGATTGCCGGTACAAATACGCTGAAAATCCACACAAGGCAGGGTAGAGAAGTGGAATCTCACAAGACTCATATTCTTGAGAACGGCGGTTCGAATCCGCCTCCTGCAATTAATCCGTCTATCGTTCAGCGGATTAAAACAAATTCTCAATACACCTTCTTTCTATGAATGTGGAACTCAACCCAATTGCTCTTTCATTGGAGTGTTTGACCGTTATAGGCGGCAACTATGGCGAGGTAGCTCAATTGGTAGAGCAGTAAAAAGATTGCAAGTCATGTTTGTGACTTCTACAGCAATTCTTCCATTACAAGGTACGTGTTGATGGTTCGACTCCATCCCTTGCCACTATGTGGTGCTTACAGCAATTATTCTGGATATGACTGTTAATCATAAAAACCAAAAGCATCATGAAAATTTTAGGGGACACTTACAGCAACTTATTTATTAATAAAATCTTAGGCGAATATTTTATATTTTTGTGTCCTGAAAGGAGAAAAACATGGATTTCGCAAACGCAATGAAAGAAGAAGGTAAATTCACAAGAACTGAAAATGGCGCAGTCGCACTGAGCACTACAAGCGATGCAAGACTTGACTTGTTTGGAACTGTTGGAGCATTAAGAGATGCTGATGAGAATAGAATCACTACATTGTTCTCAGAAGCGTATGCACAGGACAAGCTCTTTGCAACAAAGATTGCTTTTTACGCAAGAGATATTCGTTGCGGACTTGGAGAAAGAAAAACTTTCCGAACCATTATTCGCTATATGGCAGAGCATCATCCAGAAGCGCTCAGACCAAACCTTGATTTGATTGGAGTGTTTGGAAGATACGATGATCTCTATGAACTGATCGGAACGCCACTGGAAGATGACATGTGGAAAACCATGAAAAATCAATTCGAGGAAGATCTGAAGAATCTTAATGATGGCAAAGCGATTTCTCTGCTTGCTAAATGGATTAAAACAGCTGATGCAAGTAGTGCAAAGACTAGAAAACTAGGAATTCTGACTGCACAGAAGTTAGGCTACCCGGTTTACAACTTTAAGAGAATCGTTCGCAATATGAGAAAACAGATAGGCGTTGTTGAAAGTCTCATGTCTGCCGGTAAGTGGAACGAGATTAAATATCCAGAAGTTCCAAGCCGTGCAATGATGATTTATCGTAGAGCCTTTGCGAAGCATGATCCAGAGGGATTCAGCGAATTTATCAATAAAGCTGATAAAGGAGAAGTTAAAATCAATGCTTCAACCTTGTATCCATACGATATCGTAGAGAAAGTTCTTTACGAAAAAGAAAATAACAAAGCTCTTGAAGCACAGTGGAAAGCACTTCCAGATTATGTTGAACAGGGAACAAATACACTGATAATGGCTGATGTATCTGGCTCAATGTATGGAAGACCAATGGCAACATCAATCGGTTTGGCAATATATTTTGCTGAGAGAAATACGGGTGCATATCATAACTTGTTTATGACATTCTCTAGCAATCCACAGATTGTCACATTAAAGGGCGAAACACTTCACCAGAAAATAATCAATGTTGCAAAAGCAAATTGGGGCGGTAGCACAAACCTTAAAGCTGCATTTGAGAAAGTACTCGATATTGCTGAAGAGAACAACGTTTCGCAAGAAGAGATGCCGAAAGCTATAGTTGTTATCTCTGATATGGAAATTGATTACTGCGGAAATAAGGACTGGTCTTTCTACGACAAAATGGAAAAGAAATTCCGTAAAGCTGGATATGTTATTCCGAATATTATCTTCTGGAATGTCAACAGCAGACATGATGTGTTCCATGCAGATGCTACAAGAAAAGGTGTACAACTTGCAAGTGGTCAGTCGGTAACAGTATTCAAACAGGTATTACAGAACCTTGGATACAATCCGATTGAAACTATGGAAAACATAATCAATTCAGAAAGGTACGACTGCATTACAATTGAGAAAATATAAAACATACGGAGCGAGTTAGGTGCAGCGTAGTGGTTCAATTCCACTTGTGGGCGCAGCTCTTGCGAATAAGGTTCCCACCGTTTTTTTGATTTTTTGACGATACAATAAAATCAGCTTTGGTTAGTTAAGTGGTGCATTGCTGTAATGGTAACAGAGAGACTTGCTAAGTCTTCCAACAGAAATGTTGTCCGTGTTCGAATCACGGATGCACCGTTCCAATGAACTGCAATCATTGGAAGGATTTCATTTTTATCTTACCTTTCTATGAATGGTTTCCAGCACTCCACGTTGGGTGGCTAGTTACGGTTCAAGTCCGTGTGCTGGAATTTTTGTTTAGAGAGGTGGATTATGGAAGAAAAAGATTATTGTTGTACATGTAAATGGTACGCGACATACGAAGGCGTTTGCTGTAATGGTGACAGTGAACATTGCGCAGATTTTAGATGTCTTGATGATAGTTGTGAATGTTGGGAGGGAGTAAAGAATGAAAATTCATGAAGTGATACGTCTGAGAAATGTATACGGTGGAGAAACAACTCTTAATGACCTTGTAAATCTAATACAAGGAAATAAAATTTATAGATGCCCGAAGTGCGGTGGAAGTGGAACTACTATCAAAAGAGTAAATCGTGCACAATACTGGGAGTGTTGCGATGATTACAAAGAAATAAAAGTCACTTGCGACTTATGTAACGGTGAGGGATACACCGAGAAAATATACAAGCCTAGAATGGTACAGGATGGATGGAAATGCGAATAGTAGCTAAAGAAATCAACGATGAATGTTCCAAGTGCGGAAATATTCTCGAATGCGAGTTGTTTCGTCAAGGACATGGAATAAAACAAGAACGTGAGAATGTAGCGAAGATGATTGAGTGCCAGATGAAACATAGGGAAGACAGGGAGAAATGAGATTATGGAAAATGATTTATTGTTACGAGATAAACGTAAATGTCCACTTTGTGGAGGAACGGTAATCAATACAGGAGTGGATATCTTTGGCGGCGACGTAGATGCTGCAGGTTTGAGAACTGATGCAGAATGGATTTGTACAAACTGCAAAACTGAATTTAATAGTGAATTTTGTCTCGAATCTGATAGGATTAAGACGATTTATAACGCAAAGGCCACATTACTTGATAAAAAAGATTGTCAACCTAACTTTCTTGGAGAGTCAAGCACTAATAGAGGAATGTGGTGATATAAAATGATTAAAATTTTAGTTCCTGGAACATTAAAAAGAATAAATTGCGGAAAATGCGGAGCAGTGTTGCAATACGATGAAAAAGAAGATGTTAAAGAAGAATGCATAGAAAAAATGTTTTCTACAAATATGCCATCTGGACGTGGACGTAAGCAGAAATATATCATATGCCCACAGTGCAAGAATAAAATAGTTACGTGGTCTACAAGATAGGAGAAGATGCCATGATTAAGAAACTCTGCAATCTCTATATAAGACAGAAGACAAAAAATCTCACGAGGATTCCATTGTTCACAATGACTTTTGACTGGAAGAAGTTTCAGAAAGACGGAAAAGAAAACAGTTGCATGTTATATACCTTGCATCCAGACATCGCAAATGATTTAGTTTTGCGTAAGAAATTGTGTGAATGCGTGGACTATATCCGTGATAACTATGATATGGAAACGTTTACCAAAATCTAAGGGAGGCAGTTATGAGAATTGAAGACATGGCAACATGGACAGTAGATCAGCTGAAAGAAGAAGTTGTTCGTCTGGCTGATGAGAGCGAAGCAAAGCAACATGAAATTCTGGACAAAAATGAGAAAATCAATGAGCTTCAGGCTGAACTGGATAATATGTGTGCTTATAATAACGAGTTAAAAAAACAGGTGGACGAAAAGACAGATACACCATTTTACGACGAATCTATAGAAATCGCAAAATATCACAGACAGCATCAGTCCGATTGCATCACAATCAATCAGCTTCAGACCGCATTGGATGTGATAGTTGACCGATATTATGCAAATCTAAGAAAGGTTCATGGGGTGAACTGACATGGGCGTAGAAACAAAAGGTTATCCAGAATGGAGGACGAAGATACAACAGGCACCTGTCAAAGAAATTGCTGACTTTGCGAAATCATATCCGCATGAGTATATGAGAAAATGCTTAGAGCAATATCCGTATTGGGGAAACAAAGACAATGGTTTTGATCGGCAGAAAATTTAAGGAGATTTTTTAATGAGCATCAAATCAGCATTTGAATCTGAGGGGATAGATTTCTCTCAGGTAATGAACCCACCGGAGCCGTGGGACGGACGGGCATTAATAAAGAACATCAATGGCAAACTGTGGTATTGCTGTCCTTTTTGTGAGAAGAAAGCACTTCTGATTAGTCAAGATACAAAAATTCAGCATCTTAAATTGAAGTGCAAGGGAAGTAACTGCAAGAAAGAGTTTGAGGTGAATGTATGAGAATTGTGGTTAAAAGGATTCCGATTGAGATCATCGAACTTGGAATAGAAACATATGCGCAGATTGATATCGAGGAAATTCTTCTTATATCTTATCCGCCAATTACAAAGACCGTTTTAAAATTTTATACTGAGTACATTGCGTTTGAATTCCAAAATGAATATTCAGTAAAAATAAAAAATGATGATGCAGTGATAAAATGTTATAGGGGAAACACTTTGAACACTTTCATTCAGAAAGACGCAGGTGAAAGAACTGTTGCTGAATGGCGCAAGGTTATATCGCGTTCAGAAAACACTCCGTACATTGTTAGAACTATTGATTCTATAAAAGTGCCTGATGAAGATGTTATTAAAACAGTTGCCAGCGATGCGGAAGAACTTCAAAAGACTAAACCTGTGGAACTGGACGAACTTTCGGAAGAAACCAAGTTTAGAATTTATAAATTAATTGTAAATGAAATTGGAAAGCATTTTTACAATTGCGAGATGCGTATGTCATATAAAGACTTTATACTTGTTGAGGATTGCATCAGAAAAGTTTTACAAAGAGAACAAGATGAACACAAAACAGATTAAATGTATTTCGACAGGTGGATGCAAGTTCAAAAGTTCGGATACAGAATCGAAATGTAATGATAAAGAAAAGACTTGCACTATTACGGAAACTTGTTACAAATGCGGAAAGAAATATACAGCGGTATTTACTTACAAACAATTAGGTATTCCAGATTGAGGTTAATGTATGAGCAAATATTTTGTAGTAAATTTTCCAATAAAGATTTTTGCTAAAGACAAAAAAGTTGTCGATGCGTTGGCAAATATTGATGTGTACCATGAAAAAGATAAGAGAATTATTTTTGTAGAATTTGTCACACTTTATACTGTTTTTCCAAAAGAATGTGTTTTTGAAATAGGATATCTTAAAAAGAAATTCAAATTCTTACATGTTGAGCCACACGTATCTGATTCTGGACTATATAAAATAAAAATTCAATATAAACGAGAAGAAGATATAAATAAAAAAGACGAGTGGTGGGATTCACTTAGAAGCATTGTGAGGTGAATGTATGAATCCAGTATTTATATTTCTAGTGATATGTGGAGCAGTGGCAGTATGGTTTCTGCTTTACAAATTATTTCAGCCACTAGGTAAATTATTGAATCACATTGGCAGAAATGCTATTGATGAGTTAAATAAAGACGAAAGTCAAAACAAGGAGGACAAAGAATGAAGAAAGGACTTTTAGGTGGAATCGGATTAGCTGTTGCAATCATTGCAGGACTTATATGCATTGCAAAGTGTAGTGTAAGGGTTCCAGCCGGTTACATTGCGGTCGAGTACAAAATGAACGGGGGAATCTCCAAGAATGTACTTACGCAGGGATGGCATTTGATTTCACCTACAGTAAAAACTTCGCTGTATTCTGTTGGAATCGAACAGTCTTATCTTACATCTGAAGATAAAGGCGATTCTCCAAAAGACGAAAGTTTTAAGACACCAACAGCAGATGGCAAATCTCTTTTAGTTGATTTGGAATTTTCGTATAAATTCGATCAGAGCAGAGTAACTGATGTATTTACTCAGTTCAAAGGGCAATCCGGGGAATCTGTGAAAAATACCTTTATTAAGCCGAAAATGAAAGCATGGACGCAGGAAGTAACAGCGAAGTATCCAGTAACAGATGTTTTTGGTGATAAGCGCCAGGAACTGAATGAAGCACTTGACGAATATCTTAAACGGAAGTTTGAACCATACGGAATCATTATTGATACAGTAAACTTTACTTCTATTTCCACTGATGATGAAACACAAGCTGCAATCCAAAAGAAAGTAAATGCACAGCAAGAGCTTGAATTGGCCAATATTGAAGCTAAAACAGCCAAAGTACAAGCCGATAAAGATAAAGAAGTTGCACTGATTGCTGCTGAACAGGAAAAAGAAAAAGCAGCTATTCAGGCAGAACAAGCCAAAATTGATGCGGAAGGCAAAGCCGAAGCTATTAAGATTAAAGCTGAAGCCGAAGCGGAAGCAAACAGAAAGATTGCAGAATCGCTTACCCCTGAACTAATTGAAAAGCAGAAAATTGATAAATGGAATGGTGAAGTTCCGAAGATTCAGGGAAGTAACACTTCTACCATCGTAGATACAAGAGATATGACAGCCAATGAGAATGCTGAATAATAAATAAATCAGTCAGAGAGCCACATGAGAGCCAGACTAAATCCTAAGAAGAAAGGAGGTCTGGCTCTATTTTTATGCAAAAATTCACAGAAGGTTCGATTGAATGGTATCGGGCAATTTTAAATCAAATCATTAATGATGATATGACAGTCTGTCAAAATCAGAAGGACTGCCTTGATTTACTTTTGAATATGAATATTGACCTTCCTTTCAAGGATAATCCAGATGCACGGAACATGGCAATGAAAGTCAGTCGGTACGCTCATACAGTTGCAGCAAGAAACGCGGCACTGACTGGAAGCGGTAATTTTGATGATATTTACTGGCAGTATTTACTGTTGGAATCCCCATGGGCGTTCGAGAGTTATTTGTTATACATGGAGAAGAATAGACCGGACAGCAAAAAGTTCTATATCCCAAGAAAAAAAACACTCCAAGTAGTCGCTCAAGATTTACAGGATTTGGAAGATAGGATAATTGAATTTTACGGTCTATCGTTACCAAGTCGTGTTGGTAAGAGTACTATGTGCATATTTTTTATGTCGTGGATAATGGGAAGACGACCAAACAGCCACAATGCAATGGGCGGTCACTCTGGAAAACTGGCCAAGGGTTTCTATGGTGAGCTTCTGAATCTCATAAGCACACAAGAATACACTTACAGTGAGATATTTCCAAAATCAAAATTGCAAAAGCAAAGTGCCGATGATTTTGAGATAAATTTGGACAAGCCAGATCGATTCGCCACAATGACTTGCCGCGGTATCGAGGGAACATGGACGGGTGCTGTTGATATTTCGTCTGATGGATATTTGTATGTGGATGACCTTGTTCGAGACAGGCAGCATTCTTTAAGCCCTACTCGTTTGGAGAATACCTATCAAGAGTATCTGAACAAAATGGTTGACCGTAAAATTGATGGGGCAAGAGAGTTGATGGTTGGAACAAGATGGAACCTGTACGACCCATTAGGCAAAATTGAAAAGCTCAATCGAGATAATCCATTGTATCGGTTCCGTAAGATTCCTGCCTTGAATGACGATGGTGAATCAAACTTTGAATATGATTATGGAGTTGGTTTTTCTACGAAGTATTATGTAGATATGAAAGCCAGACTTGATGCTAACGAATGGGAGGCTAAATATCAACAGAAACCATTCTTGCGTGAAGGAATCATGTTCGCAGAAGATGAACTAAGATATTACAATGGAATTCTTCCAGAGGGCGGATTTGTAAAGAACGTATCTGCTTGTGACGTTGCGTGGGGCGGTGGTGATAGTTTGTCCATGCCGGTTGGTGCGGAATTTGAAAACGGAGATGTATACATTTATGACTGGATTTTTAATACAGGTCCGAAGGAAGTCACACTTCCACTGGTTGTCGGAAGAATTATGGGAAATGAGATCCAATCTATCAATTTCGAAGCTAACAATGGTGGCGATATGTATGCTTATTATGTCAGCGGAAGACTAAAAGAACATGGATATGCTTGCAGCACTACCAGCACAAAAGCTCCATCAAAGCAAGCTAAAAAAGAAAAAATCAATCAGTACTCTGGAGATGTTAAAAGAAGATTCATATTTCTAGCACCTAAATACCAAAACAAGGAATATTCAAAAGCAATGGAACAGTTGACCACTTTTGTGTATATTGGCGACAACGATCACGACGATGCACCAGATGGTGTTACACAACTTATGATAACTCTGACTCAAAAACGATTTGCAGAAGTTACAGCAACTAAGAATTTTATGTGGGGAAGGAGATAGTATGGATATAAAGGAGTATCTGAATCAAATTCAACGATACGAAAAAATTATAAATAACAAACTGGAAGAAATCGAACACTTAAAATTGCTTGCTACTAGCATTAGTGCTTCGACGTATGGCATTGAACGTGTTCAAACTTCTGGAAGCCAAGATAAAATAGGCGATACAATTGCAAAATTGGTGGATGCGCAGCGAGAACTAGCTGACAATGTGGTAGAGCTTATGGAGAAAAAGCAGAAACTTATAGATGTTATAGAGTCTGTGGAAAATCCCCAGTATTATGATTTTTTGTATAAACGATACGTAGAGGGAAAAAAGCTAACTGTCATTGCAGATGAAATGGAATACAATGAAGAATATATTAAACAATTTCACGGGAAAGCAGTAAATTACGTAAAAGAAATGCTTAATTTTAAAAGTTAACACCTTTTCTTACTGAATATAACTTTCCGGTTATGTATAATATATGATGAAAATGTATGAAGCATCGGGCGAAAACTCGGTGCTTTTTTCATGCCTAAAAGGAGGTACGGGCAGTGGCAAGAAATAAGATGAATTATATTGACCTCTGCCATGGTGAATTTGGCAGAAAGGTAGCATATACCGGAGTAAACAAAATTACACCAGAAAATGTACTGAAAGTGATTGCTGATACAATCGGTGTTCACAATAGAAACAGAACTATGATTGATTATCTGTATAGATACTACAAAGGCGACCAGCCAGTTCTTTACAGAGAAAAACTTGTACGTCCTGAAATTAATAACAGAGTATGCGAGAATCATGCACTTGAAGTTGTTCGCTTCAAAGCATCTCAGACATACGGAGAACCAATTCAGTTTGTTTGTAAGAAAAAGAATGCAAGCGAAGAAACCAATGCGCAGGTGGATTTGTTTAATGATTATCTGGACGAAGCAAATGCAGAAGCCAGAAATATTGAATTAGGGACATATCAAAGCGCAGTAGGCACTGCATACAAGTGCATTCTTCGTGAAGAAGATTGGACAGCGGATTCAGACATCCCGCCATTTAGAATTTTTATTCCATATCCGGGAGATTGCTACATTGTTTATTCCAAAGGCACCGGAAAACCACTGATGTCGGTTCAGATATTAAAAGACGAAGATGACCAACAGTATTATCAGTGCTATTCAAAAAACCAGTATTTTATTGTGCAGAATGGAAAGATTAAAAAAGCCGGTCTGAATGGCTTTGGAAACATTCCAATTATTGAATATCCAAACAATCATGACAGATTATCTGATGTTGAAATAGCAATCACAATGTTCGATACAATCAATAACATGCAGTCAAACAGAATGGATGGAGTTGAACAGTTTGTTCAAGCCTTTATGAAATTCAAGAACTGTGAGATTGACGAGAACGAATTCCTCAAGATGGTAAAACTTGGCGCTATATCTGTTAAAGATACCAGCAATGGATGCCAGTCGGATGTTGAACTGATGACTGCTGAACTGAATCAATCAGAAAGTCAAGTTGCTAAAGATGATATTTACAGCAATATGCTGATTGTTGAAGGAATGCCAGATAGACAACAGAACACAGGGGGAGATACCGGTCAAGCCGTATATCTCCGCAATGGTTGGGACTTCGCAGAGCGTAGAGCCAAATTGGATGAACCTTTTATCCGTGAAGCTGAGAAAGCATCTGCCAGAATAATACTTAACATTATAAGAAATACTACTGGTGATATAAAACTTTCGACAAGAGATTTTGATGTAAAAATTACCAGAAACCCAACGGATAACATGCTTGTTAAAGCACAGGCCCTCGATTATCTGGTTAAGAATAAAATACATCCGCTCATTGCACTTATTACTTGTGGATTATTTAGTGATCCGCAGAAAGTATACGAAATGAGTTTTCCGTATATGCAGTCATTGTATAAGAATCCAGAAGAGGAAACGCAGAAAGCACAAGAATTGATTGACAATTTTAGTCAGAAATCAGTTCAAAATCAATCAGCAATAATTTCTTCCACTGACGAAGAATAAACGTTTTTACATTAATTATTTAAGGAATCTTGGGAAACTGAGATTTCTTTTTTAATACTCAAAAATATTGCAACAGCCCGTGAGCGTAAATCGGGTGCAGGTCATATGCGGAGCGAACCGTGTGAAAAAAGTGTGATGATCTGGAAGAAAGGAGATTTCATGACAAGAGAACAGGCAAAACAAGTACTTATCGGTATGGGAATTGAGGAACCATCTGATGAACAGGTGACCAAATATCTTGATTCCGTCACAGGAGAAGTAAAAAAGGAAAAAGACAAAAACACTTCCCTTAAAGAAAAAGCTGATAAGGCAGAAGCACTGCAAAAAGAACTTGATGAGCTGAAACAGCAAAACATGACTGATGCAGAAAAAGCAGAACTTGAACGTCAGAAAGAAAAAGCTGCAAACGAGAAAAGAATTTCTGATCTTGAATCTGCACTTGCAACTTCCCAGAAGGAAGCTCTGACAGGCAAAATTACTTCTATTTTTGCAAACGCAGGAATGAAAGGAGATGCCTATGCGGGAGCAATCAAAGCATTTTCAAATATGAATGCAAAGGATGCTCTTAAAGAAGCCCAGACATTTGTCGATGGAATTTCCGTAGAAAATAAAAACGCTCTTGATACCGCAAAAGCAGCTTGGGAGAAAGAAGCACTTGAAAATACACCTAATCCCGGTGGCGGTAAATCTGGTGGAGAACCAGAAAAGAAAAGCGAAGCATCTGAATACGCAAAAGCGTACTCAGCAAGAATGAATCAAGAAGCCAAGGCGGCAGATGATAATGCCCCGGTAAATATTTAATTTTAGTAAAGGAGAAAAAGACATGGCTTTTATGAAAACTGAGCAGTATGAATCCAGACCTAACATCCTTGAATCTGAGGTTGGATTAGTACTCAAAACTTACACAGCAAATCAGACAAATGCTGAAACAGTTGGAACTAAGAAAATTATCAAAGCAGGTTCCGTGTATCCGACAAATGCAACAGGCGCAATCGGCATTGTGTTTGAAGATGTTGATATGACAGATGATACTAAGAGACCGATTTCTGTGATTATTGCAGGTCGTGTTCTTGAAAAAAGACTCCCGGTAACAGTTGATGAAACTGCAAAAACTGAACTTGAGAAATCAGGTATCGTTTTTGTGGTCACAGAAGATCCAGTATATTAAGGAGGTATAACAAATGCCATTTAATGTTTTAGAATCCATCACAGAGGAAGAGAGACTTAATTTCTCCCAGAGTTTTGATGTAAAAAGACCTGGTATCCTTGATACTATTTTTCCAGATATAAAAACACAATATCTGAAAGCCGAATATTACAGACTTATGGCCGGACAGAGACTTCCAGAAGTAGCGTTTGTTCATGCTCTTGATACTGAAGCAGAAATCGGTACAAGACCAGGATTCGAAAAAGTACTGACTGAAAAACTTTTCATTAAAAGAAAAATCAATCAGTCTGAAAGATTACGTCAGGCAATCGAAAATGGTGTGCCGGACAACGAAGCACTGAAAAACTTTGTATTTGACGATGCAGCTAACCTGTTTGAAGGCGTTGTTGCAAGAGCAAATGTCATGAAAGGTCAGTTCCTTTCTACTGGTGCTGTAACAATCAAAGAAAATCATGTTGATATGGGAATCAATTATGGTGTTCCAGCAACTGCAAAAGTAACACTTACCAACTGGGCTACACCAGAAGCAGATATCATGGGAGATATCCAGAAAATGGTAGCTGTAGCAGAAGACAATGGTTATGTAGTTAATAAAGCCCTTACTTCTCTCAAAATGATTAACTACATGAGAAATAACACTGCTATGCAGACAGCAGTTCTGGGAGCAGATAACAAACGTCTTCTGACAAAACAGGAACTTGCAAATCTGCTTATGCAGGAATACGGAATCACAATTGATCGTTGCGATGAGAAATTCCGCTTCAGAAAAGCAGATGGTTCTCTTAAAACAGGCAGATACTTCAAAGAAGATGTATTTACTCTGTATGAAGCAGATGCAAACGGTTCTTTCGGTACAGGACTCTGGGGCGTGACGCCTGAGGAACTTGAATACAGACAGTTCATTCAGGAAGAAAACCGTTCTTTCGTAACACTGTCCATGTGGGCTACACAGGATCCGGTTGCAGTATGGACAAAAGCGTCCGGTATATTCGTTCCGGTTGCTCCGAAAGCTAATGGCGGTATCGTTATCGGCACAAAGGGGGAATAAGCGGGCATAGTCTCAATGTGAACAGCCAATCACCGTCTGTAGCAAGTGTTGAATCAGAAGAATCAACACATAAATACGCAGAAAGTGAGCTGTCTAATATGACTGTGCCACAGTTAAGACAGCTTGCAAGTGATAATGGCTATGCCCTGACCTCAACAAATAAGGCTGGTATCATTTCTGAAATATTATCTCAGCAGTAACGCAGAAAGAGGCGGTGAATTAAATGAATGAAGAACTTATGGAAGAATTATCACTTTATTTAGCAGATAATCCAGAATCTGAGTCCATACTCACTCTTTCTGTAAACCGGGCAATTCGTTCATTTAAAAATAAGCGAAATTACCCCTCTAGTTACACTGATGATAAAATCAAAAACGACATGAAAAAATGCTATGATTGTATTTTTGACTTGGCGCTTTACTTTCTGGTTAAACAGGGGGCAGAGTTCCAAGGATCACATTCTGAATCTTCTGTAAATAGAAGTTGGGAATCTGAAACCGAAATTTATATTAATCATGGTGTTTTTCCTTTTGCTGGAAGTTTCAATTAAAAAAGATGGGATGGAACGCAATGTGTTTTTCCTCCCGGCACGTTGCAGGGTTGCTCGTTAAAGTAGGGAAAGAGCAAAAATCTTATAGGGAGTGAAAGAAAGGAAAAGCGATGGGATGTGAACATGAGTGCTTTAACAATCACCGCTTCGAAGAAATTGAAAAAAATATTCATGATATGCAGGAAAAGCAGTCTGAAAGACACA